TTTCACTCCACGTAGTGCCGTCGTAAACGAAAACTTTACCTTCAGGATAACTTCCAGCATACAGTTTTCCGTTGTAGGCGGCTAATGAGTAAATATATGCTTCACTGCTATCATAACTTTCACTCCACGTAGTGCCGTCGTAAACGAAAACTTTACCTCCAGGAAAACTTCCAGCATATAGTTTTCCGTTGTATACGGCTAAGGAGAAAATATATGTTTCGCTGCTATCATAACTTTCACCCCACGTAGTGCCGTCGTAAACGAAAACTTTACCTCCAGAAGCACTTCCGGCATATAGTTTTCCGTTGTAGGTGGCTAATGAGTAAATATATGCTTCACTGCTATCATAACTTTCGCTCCATGCCTTCTGAGCTAACTGTATTTGTTCCGAACTAATAGTCCCCGCAACATCCAACAGAGCCGCAGGACTCGCAGTCCCAATCCCGACGTTGCCATCTGGCATCAATGCGATATGACCCAGTGCTGCATCAGCATCTACAGTCGTTAAGGTAAGCAGTCCTGCACTACCAATCTCCATCTTTGCGTAGTCTGTCGCTGAACCGTCGGCGTCGTTGTAACTCATGCGGAACTCTTTGTCCGTTCCCATATTCAATTCGAGAATTCCGTCCGGTGCAGTGGTGCCGATGCCGACATTGCCAATGGAATAATAGACATCATCTCCAAGTATAGTCCAGGGCTGATATGTGTACGGGATGACGTTCGCAGACGAAACGCTGGCCAACAATATCACAATAATCATACGTACAATGTGTTTCATTTTAGAGCCTCTATTTCATCCCTGATTTTCTTGTATAATAATAAATTTGTTATTTCATCGTTTTTAATTCTTTAAATTCATTTTCCTCATGTATTCTTCGATAAGAGCAATTATGTCCGCTGCAATATCAGTGCCGGCAGCATTAGTGATTACAGCATCGATAATAGAGTCTTGTTTTGCTTCAGTGGCATCCCCACCAGGGCTATTTGCTATAGCTTCTAGAGAATCTGTGGTTGCATTGTACGCAGTTGCAACAGCGGCACCAGTAGACATAATGTGAGCCATTACTGAACCATCAACAACGATTGCTGACATATCTCCATCGGCGGCAACTTCAGTTGTTACACCTAAAAGATGATCTAATTGGAAACTCTCTAAGGCATCAACCGCTTCAGCTTCTATGCTTGCGTTAGTAATAGCATCACTGAATTGAGTTGCGACAGAGTGCGGTGCAAGCGTCCATTCAGCAACATCAACGTTACGATTTATTGATCCTCCAGCATATCCAGTTCCGTCATAGTCTAGTTTCATGTTATTAGCTGCTGTTGTATCTCCAGATACTGCAACAACATCACTAGACATTCGGCCACTGACTAATGTAGCAGGGATTCTACCATCAAGAGTGGTTCCAGTGTCTGTTTCTATATCATTTATATTCGTGTTCATAGCATCCAAGTCAAGATCACCAGCATCACTAACAGGCAAGCCACCCGCAGCATCAGCTGCCGCATTAGGTAAGGCAGTTAAGCCAAGACGAACAGTGTCGTATGGATCATAGCTGACTAAATCTATTTTCCCTCCAACTACAATCATGTCAGTAATGGTTCCACCAAATGTGCAACAAACAGAACTGCCCGTAGTATCTACAGCATCATCAGGAAGATCTAATCTATATAGTCCATCACCGATAGGTTCTATGCCACCATCAGTATGAGCAGTTGTGAGAGCTGCTAATGAAGCTTCTGTGATATCAATAGCAACTTCCCCTGTTCTACGATACCATAAATCAATACCGGCTGTATCGTGTGCTACAGCAGTTTCGGGTGTGCCAGCAGTGGCATCCATGATAAATATTTCAACGCTCTGGTCTGTTGATCCTGCTTTAATCGTATACGTTTCCGCAACAACATTCGTAACCATTGCCATCAATAGTAATACAAGTAGCTTTTTCATAGTTGCCTCTACCAGTTTCTGTGTCTGCGTTGTTGATATTGGATTATTGGGATAACAATACTCTGATCAGTGTCGCCACCTTTAATTACCTGTTGACTTGCACCGGCAAAGTTAGCCAAGATAATAAAGAAGCAAAATATACTTTACCTCATGATAAAACTCCTAATGTCTTCTACGGTAATATTGCATGATCTTTGGAACAATTGGAGAAGAGGACGCTACAGCAAGATCCATGTCTTTAACAGTATAGGATACCGTTGACCCAGAACCTGTATCCCATGAGGTTACACCCCAGCACATTCTATAACTGGTGGTATAAGATGTTTCTGTGGCAACTAGTGTGTCAAATACTGTACCTGTGTGGCTGCCTGTACGGATTGTCAGTGTATGTGTCTGTCCTGATCGAACGTAATCGCAATAGTAATCTGTACTCAATGACACTGTTGACGAAGTGTCCTCTGTCCCCGAGCCATCCTCAACAATAAGAAGTCGTATAGTTCGTGTGCCTGAGGCATCATACATATAGACTTTAACAAACTCATCATTGGCACCAAAGAGGTCATAAACTTCTTGAGTTCCAGTAGGGAGAGTTGGCCCCGACAAAACCATAGCAGTTGCATGACCGATATTGTTCATTACGGTTGCATTTAGCACAAATTGAATATGCAACGACGTACCAAAATACGAGGCTCCAAAGTCTTTATAAAATGCCCAGTAATTGCCCCTACTATTTGCACTGGTTACAGTAATCGTCCCTGTAGAGGCAGAAATATCAGCAGCCTCATCCTTTTCAGTATAGTCGGTTTCAAAATCCTCATTGGCCGCATTTGCTTTACTAAAAAAGATTAATAACACTAATAAATAAAGTAACTTTGTTTTCATTATTGTATCCCAATCAAATATTTTAAACCGGAAACATATTCAATGGCTCCGCGATCCCATGTACCGTCTTCACCTCTAGTGTTGCCAAACATATCAACGTTATAGGGTGACCCTAGGGATGTCCCTGCTGTTAGTATACTACCACTAATTAATGTAAAATCATACGTAAGATAGGCTGTAAATGGACTACTTTGTTCCAGTATTATTTCATCTGATGTACCTAATAACCAATCATTACCTTCACCATATCCATATAGTATTTCAATAGTTGTGTCTTCTGGCGACACGAATGAATTGTACGAATGTGGTGATAAAGCATCAGAATTGAAATACACAGATCCCTCTGTCAAACTACTCCTAACACAATCGTACCAAACATTATTAATAGAGGTTGTACTTCCAAAATAATTCTCACAGCCTGTCCGAGTGCCTCTTACACGGATTATGCTATTATTGTAAAATCGTATATTATCTGCTGACGACGTCCCGTTAACCTGTGAATCTGTCATAATTACTCCGTTCGCAATACCCTCGATACCTACAGGAGCATTGTTGAAGTAACTTTGGCTATACATCATGACATTCCCATAAATATCCCACTCATCATCATCATACGCGCTATCTGTTTTAAAACCAAATATCCCTGAGCCCTCGATGTCTTCAAACAAATTGTATCGAGCAACCCCATTTCCAGAGCAATTGATTTGCAGACCTTCACCGTGATTAGTAGCAGTAGACGTATTTGTTGATAGGCACGAATACTGTAGTATGAAATTATTACTCGCATCCATGTGTATCATCTGTCCTGACACAGAATGCAGATAACAATACTCAACAGTTACATTCTGATGACCATCAAATGAACCATCAGTTCCAACATATTTTATATTAAGTATTCTATCTACTGCGTCAATTCCAGATCCACGACCTTCAAATTCTATGTGGCTAAAAGTTATATTATTACATGAAGTAGCATTCCAAGTACCGGGACCTCTAAAATCCACAGCATATCCCGCCATTGTTCTAGTCATTTTAAACCCATGGCCAGTTTTCCAGTTATCTGGCCCGCCACCTACTTGACCATCAATATTATAGAATCCATAGCTAAACGTAATTCCCTCTCCTAGATCCGCTTGCCCATCACCATATGAGCTTTCCCACCCAGTTTCTGTACCATGATCAGTTGAAATGGCTTTCTTAATATGTATTATAGTAGTACCTGACTCGGCATCATCCCCATAAATTCCACCATATGTACCATCAGCAATAAAATACGTATCGCCCCTAGTTAAAGAGGCTGGTATCTCATCCCATGCGTTTGTCCAATCACTGCCATCAGCGGATCCAGATGCACCATCACGGACATAGTGGTCGGCCGCGTTGCTGACTACTACATAACTGATTATCAGAATCAATAGCATATTTTTATTAATCATTATTTTGTTTCTTCTTAATATTTTCTTAAAAGAGTCTTGATATCTTTCATATCTGCTTTAAATTCCTTCACGTCTGCTTGATAAGCTTCAATCTTTGCTTCTGAGACTGATATCCTTTGTCTTGCTTCCATTGAAGGAATACATCCTTGAAGATCAACTCTGTGTATCTCATCTTTCAAATCACTATTAGATGTAGCTAACTTTTCTGACAAGTCCTTTATGATACGAGAGTTCTCTGTAGCCATTTTTTCGACAATACTTTTCATGTCCTCACAAAGTTTATTGTATCGTTCATCTGCTAGCTGTTTTTGATTTTCATGATTTGTTTTTAACTGATTAAAGGATGCAACTCCTCCCAATGCTAATGGGACTGCAAGTGCCATAAAAGCTAACGTGATTCTAATCCAAGTCACACTTGAATCTTTTGCTATCTTTGTCATCTCGTCTTTTCCTCATCTATTTAAATTTCGCTTCAAAATAAACAATCTGCAGTATCTTATCCCTATGCTCTCTAGCTGGTCGCTCTAAGAATTTAGCTTGTTGATTTTTTCCACGACTAAACATCCCACCTTTAGCAGTACCTCGTGGTGTACCTTTAGCTGCAGAAATGTCTTCTGCGTGCTTTATATTAAACTTCGTCCCATGCGTTGCTCTTTCTAAGTCTTCATGCACCCATACAGCATATTCAGCAGTGTATCCAACGATTACATCGGGCCTTAATAGCCCAATGTCTCGCGTAAATGCTGAATTTTTTAAGTTTCCTAATTGCACCGGAACTGTTTCTTGGCTCTTACGCTGTAAAAATATTCCGCCTTTACGGAAGCCTCTAGCTAAATCTCGATTTAGATTTTTACTAACGCTTTTGAGTTTGTCTACTATTTGCTTCATTCCAGTTATTTGCGTTAACTGTGACATTACACATAGACCGTTCTTAAATATTTAGTGTGTCTGATATTTGGCAATTTATCTACTTGAATAATTTGGTAAGCATCATCATCGTCACTTGGATCGTCTGGAGTAGTACTATCTAATTCGCCATGTTTAAGTTTACCTAATATACTGAGATCTCTATCGACGTAAGCTTTAGCAGTTGCGTTTACTTCATTACCATTTTGGTCCATTACTTTTTTATCAGACGTTGACCATCTTGCCTCTATTTCGATAGGTTCTTCATACGTAACTCTACCAAACGAATTAGCACAAGTCTCCGGTGCCCAATACACTGCTGTATCATACGTAAATAAAGTATCAAGTAAGCCCATTTAGTCACCGTTATTAATCAGTGTAGGTTTTACGCTTGTATCCCAAGCAGACACTACTTTATCAATTTCAGCGCGAGCTTTACTAATATCTTCTTGCGTAATGTTTTCGCCGCGTTCTACTCGTTTAGCAAGCTCTTTAATTTCTTTCGCAACTCCAATACCTTGAGCAACAAGTTGCACTATCAATAACATTGAGGCTGGATCCATAGTTCTATCTCCACTTACGGGGTTAAAGTATTTACATTAACTAGTGGCTTCACACCGGCCTTTTTCTGCAACTCAATTAAAAGCGGTCCGATATACTTAATAATGTCTGGGCGATCAACTCCCACTTTATTAGATGTTTCCCACTCTTTTAAGTAAGTATCAACCGAATGAATAACATCAGTTAATTGTTGTTGTTCTTTTCCGTCAATAAGACCTGCTTCGTTTAACACTACTAAAGAATTAACAGCGCTAGAAAAAGATTTCTGAACTAGCAAGAGTTTTCCATTTTCAGCTTCTATAATCGGATCTACAGTTTTACACCCAGTAACGCAAAGCATCATGATACAACTGACGATTAAAACCGTCGCTTTCGGTGCTAATTTCTTATCGCTAGAAATGCCTTGTGTCGTATCAAGTCCTGCGACCTTAGATATAAATCCAAGAGCTGTTTGAAACTTAGTATTAGCTTTCTTTAAAAGTTGATCGTCTTTAGGTGTTGGAGTTAATGCAACTAACATCCTAAGAAAAACAAACATAGATCCGATAACTGCTAAAACTTCATCTGCGTGTTCACTTATCCAACTCATTATATTTCCTTTCAATCTTCAACACTTAAATCTTCATCTCCAAGCCAACTAACACCTACTGCTTGAATACCACCTGACTTGGCTTCTTCATTCAGTTTAGCTAGTCCACCTGCTGTATCAATTCGCATTGCAATTTGACCGTAGTGTGAAGTATCAAAACCTAAATCGACTTTCGACTGTTTCTTTTCAGAGACGTCACTTGCTTTTTCAGACTCAGCTCTCATATCTCTGATCGTGTAACAATGAGCTGACAACCAGCGTTCAATTAATTCTAATCGTGCGGCATCGTATGTCGTGACAGAAGAACAACACTCAGTGACAAAAGCATTAGCGATCTCA